TAAGCTTCCGCATAGCTATAGTATCCGCAAACCTGGCTAAACCCACCACCAAATCCTCCAAAGGTACTACATTGACCTCCTTCAATCCAAAATGTTAAAGTAGGACTAGTAGACCATACTGTTTTAGAATTACTTAAAGTAGCATTACAGCTGCAGTTATTACAATCATTACAACCAGTATTTGGTATATTAACATTAGCCCAAATACCATAAGAATATATTGTTTGTCCTCTACTGAATATAACACCCCCTGAAGAATTTACAATATCAGTAGGTAAAATATAGCTACTTCCATATATAGTTATAGGAGTTTGAAAATTAGGAACTCCTGTTCCTTGATTTCCTTCAACATCCTCAATATAAGCATTTCCATTGTATATAGACCCAGTCACTTGATCTACTATTGAAACAATTTTTTGAGATGAAGCTAATACAGTAGATCCACTTACAATTTCTAAACTCCAAGTTACATTACCACCGTCTGACATAGTTACATCCATAGTAACACTAGCAGTAATATTATATAAACCAGTTTCAGGAACAGAGTAAGAAGGAAATGTTTGAGATATTGCTGATCCTATATTATAGTAAGCTGATGAGTTAATATCTTTGGTTATATCTGTAAATACATTATATATAACCTTGCTAGACCCACTAGTATATAATGGAAAATCAGAAGTTGAACCTCCTAATGAACTTGTTATTGATCCTGATGCATGGGATGCTTCTAATTCACGAGAAGTATTTCCTGATGGTGCTTCAAAGTATAGTTTACTTTCACTTCCACTAAAATATAATAACGGAGTATAAGAATATCCACTTTCAAAAATTAATTTATTACCATCTAAACTTTTTTGGTTACTATATTTTTGATTATCAAATAAAGAAACATTTAAATTATAGCTAGCAATGAATGTTCTTTGAACTTCTTCCCAATTTTTATTACGTTGGTTCAATTCAGTTAAGTTACCTTCTTCATCTACTAAATACTTAGTAACAACATCATTTCTATAGGGTAAAAACTTACTTTTAACTATTTCTGAAAATAGTCCTAATTTTCTAACTTGTTTATCAATAGATGTTGTTTTACCATAAGATTTATCTCCTTCATAATTTATAGAAGCAGATGTATAATTATTGTATTTTAAGCTAGTTGTTTTTGCACCACTGTATCTAGAAGATATGAACGACTGTGATCCTAAAGTACTTTCTTGCACATCTGTTTGAACTTGAGCTTCACCTGTTTTTATCAAAGCACCACTTACATATGAATACAAAGGTACTAATTTTTGAACTTTAATTGCAGGACGGCTTGTTAATGCATTGTTTAAAGTTACATTAAAATCAGTACGTTCAAATTCATATGAACTTGATGTTGTTGTTCTTAAAAATGGATTTGGATTAGTTCTTTCAAAGTCTTCATTAATATCAGGCCAGCTACCACTTAATTCCCCAGTATAAAATGCTGCTCTGTTATTTGGTAATAAACTATAAAGATAATCATTATCTTCACTAATTATAGGACCATTAAACTCTGCGTCATATATTGTTTGGTTAGTAAAGTCTGGTTTGGTTCTTTTTATTTTAATTCTTTCTAAGTGTTGAGGACGTATAGTAGTACCTGTTAATAGGTTAGATCTACCAGGTACGTAATCCTTTAACATTTTGAATAAAGAATTATCAAAAAACTTTATTAACTCGATAAATCCACCATAATCAAATTCTTCAGTAAAGTTAGAATCAATATGAGATTTTCTTAAAGTTTCTAATGTTGGATAACTTCCACTATATTCAAATCTAGGATCTCCAATATAGTTATCTATTTCAAAATTAGATATAACACTAGATATAGATGATGATAAAACATTATCTATTTCATTTTGAGGAGAAAAAGAAATATCAATTTTATGATAATCAGCAGATCTAACATTAGATATACTTATCAAATCTTTTTCTAATCTTACAAAAGGAGATAATACACTTCCCGTAATTTGGGTATCAACAACACGAATTTTATCTGTGTTATAATCAATTAAGGTATTTGATTTTTTGTTACCACCAAATTCTTTAATAGGCAAAATACTTCCTGTAATACCAAATATATTAACTAAATGGTCTAAGCCTTTATTACTACCTTTTGATTTAAATAATAAAGGAATGTTATGATATATTCTTTTATAAACCTCAGCTACTAAATCTTTTTTAGGTATGTTATTTAAATCTCCTATACTTCCACTATTAGCCCCTAATAATGCTAAATCTAAGTCAATATCAGCCTTATTGTTATATAAATGAACTCCTAAAGATTGTAAAGCATGAAACACTACATCTTTTGAAATACCTTTATTAAGGTTATTTTCGTTTTTATATAAATCAGTAATTGATTTTAAATAAATCCATATATTATCAAAATACTGCCCCATCATATTAACAAAAGTTAAATATGGGGCATTACTATCGTCTTCAATAATATAATCAGGAATTAAACGTATTAAATGATCTTGATTATCTAAATCGTAATTTTGAGCATCTTCTATTCTATTGTTATACCAGTTAACAACAATTGATGAAGTAACTGGTTGCAATATAAATGGTCTAGTGCTTGTAGTTTTAGGGTAAGCATATGAACTTGATTCAAAGTACATATACTTTTCATATTCATCAAACCCAGTAATAATAGAATTAATACTAGATGAATAATAAGCTAATTCTGCTGCTTGAGTAGATAATGTACTAGCTTGTATTATTGAAGAAGTTGCTTCATATTTTTGTATTAATTCAACTTTACTTTTAAAATTAGCTATTCTAGCCTCAGCTGAACTAAATCTAACAAAATCATCAAAATTAGTATAGTCAACATTAATATCAACGGATCCACTTAGGTAACTAGTAATGAAATTATAATTAGAACCTGTTAATTGGTTTACTAAACTATTATAATTGTGATACGGTGTACTTATGTTATTAAAATCTACTTTAACACTAAAATTAGGACCTTTAATTCTTGGTGTTTCATCTAGTATTAACAGTCTATCTAAATTAATATCAAAAACATAGCTATCAATAATTTCCTCAACAATCCAAAAAGTATCTTTTATAGATACGTTAGGAGGTAGTGGTTTATAAAGTTTAGCTAAAACATAATAAGTATCTTCCGTTGTATCTAAAGCTATATTTACAATTACTGGAGTGTTATTATTTCCAAAATTGGCTAGATAGTATTTTAAATAAGGTGTCTTATTAATTTCATCAATTAAGCTTAAAGCTTGTTGACTAATTAAATCATTGTTTAACGAAACTGAACCTATTTTTAATTCGGTTCTATCATCTGATATGTCTTTGATATATAAAGGAGAAACAGGAGTTCCTAATTTATTTCTAAAGAAATTGTATGTTGTTTTAAATTCACCATTACTATATTGCTTTTTTAAATCTTCAACAGGATCTATTTCTAAAAAAGAATAGGTACCATCTATATTTAAAGCAATATCTGAAGGGGATTTATACGATAAATAAGAGTAAGATTGAATTAATGGATTTCCTACTATATCGTATATGTGATATTCTACATAATCACTTGTTGTTCCAAAATTATTAATTATTCTGTTTTGACCCAACAAGGCAATATCTTTCTCATCAAACCTATTAAGTTGAACAGTATTATTTATATCTCCTATAATTCTTATCTCAGCCATTATTTCTTAGTCTTTGTATAATCTGTAATAATTTGTTTAGACTCTAATAACTGTTGTCTTAGAGAAGTAATTTCATCAAGTAAAGCTTGAATATCAACATCACTGGCTAATCTAATTCCTAAATACTCAGCTTCTTTATTCAAAATATAGGTATGAGATTCAACATCTCCCTCTTTAGGAATTTGGTAAAATAATTCCTCATATAATTGAAAGAAATCTTCAATAGTAAATTCAGGAACATCATTTTCCTTTAAAAAGAAAGAAAAATTTGTATCTACAATACTATCATTTCTACCTAAAATAGTTTTATCAACCTTTATATTAGTAGCCATTATCTAATTACTTTAAAAATGTAATCTTCATCATACACAATTGTTGATCCATCAATTACAGACTTAATTAATATTTTATAAAATCTTTCTGGTTGTAGTCCATTCATATGAACTGTAAAGAAACTTGATGTTGGATCAGCACTAATTTTTGTGTAATTTTCATCAAAATCAATTATAAACTCCTCTGTATCTAAATCTTTAATAGCCCAGTATGATGAACTAGGTAATAATAAAGAACCAGTTAAATAATTATAGTTAACCTGGAATGTACGTGGAGGAAATTGTTCTCTAACTCCTAGTCTAAATTTGTTAATAGAGTCTTGTTGAAATTCACCTTTATTATTTTTTAAGGAAACAACAACTTTATGATTACTAGCAACACTTAAACTACCAGTAACGAATGTACTATCATTCCATCTAATTTCCAAACAAGGTGGGTAAATAGTGTGTGTATCTGCTGAGAAGTATTTTAATTCAAACGGTGCACTACCTGTGTTAAATTCTATGCTGCTTGAATGTTTTAATATAAATCCTTCATTTTTGATTTTAGTAGTAGCAAACGGATTAGTTTCCCATGCATAAAATGCAGCAATAGCATTTGTTACATCTAATTCAATATCTTTTTCATTATTGTATGCAAACGATTGAGTAGCAGCTACTGTTGATGATGTATACCAGTTACCTCCACCTTGATTATTAGAATAAGAAGCAGTAACACCTGCTGTATATGATCCAACAGGCCAATCTGTGCTTAAAGTTTTGCTAGTCCAACTAACACCATTTTCTGTTGTTGGAACATTAGCAAATCTACCAGTACCCATATCCCAAGCACCTGATACAGGGTGGGCAAGAATGGTATAATCTGAGGGGATTTCGTTTGCAGATGCTAAGTATAGTTTTAAGTAAGCAGTATAATTGCTACCCGATACTTTGTTTTGAATGACACTTTTTATTTCGTCTGTAGAAAATTTAATAAGTGCTCTAGCTACCTCACTAGTACCTTCTAAACTCCCGAATGTACTAATTTCTAGAATTTCGTCTATCCCTGTATTAGTTGCAGGGTAATAGGAATATATTGTTGCGTCCTTTTCAGTGAATATTTTATATACGGCCATGTAAAAAAGTTTCCGGTTACTATATATAAATATTGCAACCGGAAACTCCTAAATTAATTGCGTTTAATTACGCAAGTAAATGATAATATTCTTTAAAGTGTTTGATACGATCAGCTAAACCAATTGTACCACCATTAACACGTTTAGTAATTTGTGTAACAACAGCATCTGTTGCACCACCATCAGCTAGTTTATGTAAACCATTTTTATTGAAGAACCATGCTGCTGAGGCTAGAGGATACTTAGTAGCAACTAAATCAGGACTAGCAACAACGTCTTCACCAATAGATTTAGCAAAAGATGTATAGTTAGATTTACCTGTTAATTGAATATAACCACGTCCGCGGAACTTAAATCCTTCACCTGATGCTTCATCACCATTACCCATACGAGATGCATAAACTTTATTAGCAATTTTTTCAGGTTTGCGTTGGTATGCTTCTGCTAACGCTTGTGATGGGAAGTATTTTTTAAATATGCCCATTAAACCTTTAGCGCTGTAGTTTAAATTTTCATTTACAACACGGAAACCACCAGATTCATGACCACACTGTGCCAAGAAATGTGCTAGACGGAGTGGAGTGTTAATTTCAAACTTAGTTTGAATTTCTGGAATTTGTTTGATAACTGAGTCAGGAACATGTCCTTTTAATTTTTCTAGGTTCATAAATTTTTAATTTTTTATAAAGTTACAATTCTTCCTTGTATGTCAATGTCTGGGAATCTAACTTCAAATATAGATACGTCTAAAGATGGGTATAGTACATTATTTCTAGTAGCTCCAGCAATATCATAGCTATATTGAGAATAGTTACCTCCAGATTTATTTACAATTTCAACCTTAGATATTGATTGAACTCCTTTAATTTGTAATAAAGTTGAATTCACATCAGATATAACTAATGGTTTATTTATTTGCATATTTTCAATACTAAATCTATCTTTTAAGGCTTTTATACAATTACTTAATACTTCTTTGTTATTAAATGTTGGTAAAACAGATATATCAAAATTAATACCTATATTAATATAATAAGCATTTTTAATATTAATAGCATCTGTAGCCATTCTGTATTGTGATAAATAATTTTTAATATTATTTTTCAATACAGTTGAAGGTGTAACTAATTGTTTACTAGCATTATACCCTAAAATATATAAACTAATAGATAATGGATTATTATCTAATAAACGATCGTTTCCTGAATTCTGAGATAAAGCAAAGTCATTAATAGCATATACTTTAGCTACTGAGCCAAAGTGGCTAGGCATACTAAGTACTCTGTTAATATAATCTTCTTTAGTTACTACTCTATTTTGAGAAGAAAAAGAATAAAGGGTATTTTGTCTAATTTCTTCAATAGTATCTTCATCTCTACCTCCAACAGCTGGTTCTGGGTTAGTAATGATCATGCTATTGAATATGTCTGTATTTTGTGGGGATGATACGTTACCGTTAAAAGTTATATCGTTTATATTAAACTTTCTATTTACAATTTCATTAGATGAAACATTAGATGCAATGCCTCCACCTACAAGATATTTTATAGTTAAAACACCTGTTGGAGCTAATCCATATTCTCTAGTAGTTACTACTGTTGCTTTATTAAATGAATTGGTTGGATCATATACATTAGCATCTATACCAATATTTAAGTTATTAGGATTAGGTAATATAGAAGAATCTGAAGCCGAATTGGTTCCTGCTCCAAATTGTAATTCTAAATCACCATTTTCTTTGAATCTAGTAACAAATCTTTTAGGTGTTTCTATATAACTTAATAAATAAGGAATAGAATCAGTATTATAAGACGGATTTGCTGATTTTTGTGGTATTCCTTGTTGAGCTAAATAAGGTACTTCATACCAAACATCATTTGTTCCATCTATTACCTGTAATATATTTAATATTCTATCATCAGAGATAGTAGTGCTTGTAAATTTTTGTGGTGTTTGTCCAAAATCAACAGTAATTGTTTTTATCTCAGCTGAAATTGCTTTTACTGTTTTAGTAACTCTGGCAAATCCTGTGTCTTCAAAAAATATAGTTCTATTTTCATCTTTAGAAAAATCAACTAATTCCGTAGTTAAAAATTTAGTTCCATTTACACTTTCAACAACACTATTCTCAGGAATTATCATATAATAATTAACATCTGGGATTTGTGTGTTATTTAGTAAATTAGTAATTAGTGGTACTCTTTGAGATATTTGTAAATCAACATAAGAAGCATATGACATTTTAGGTCTATACCCTAAGGCATAAGCTAAAGATAAAGCATTACTTTTTTCTTTTGTATATAAAAGTAAATTTTCTTGAAATTGGGTATCTAAGTAAAAAGATAAAACATCTCCTACATAAGAAGCCATTTCAATAAACATCATACCTGGTGATGCATCTGAGAAATCGTTATGTACTGAAGGAAAATAAGTTTTAGCATGCTTGATTAAAGTTGCTTTAAAGTCACTAAAACTTTTATTTAAATACGATATGTTTTTTGTTTCAGACATTATTCAAAATTGATTTGTATTTCATCAGCTTCTCCTGATATTTTCATACTATATTCAACCTTTATGTTTACATAGTTTTGATCTGGTTCAGGAGTAATAATTACATTTTCCAAATTTACTTCAGGTATGAATGTTTCCACACCAATTCTTATATTATCATTAATTTTACTAATATTATCCGTATTAATAAAATCAAATATGGATTTCTTTATATCACAACCAAACTCTGGGTTTTCAACTCTTTCACCTTTATTAGTTAATAAAAGGTTAATTAAGTTATATTTAACCTGTTCTTTAGTACTATATGTACTTTTAAAAGCAGAAGGTTTATTGAAAGGAATGCTAAGACCAATTGCAATGTTTTTTTGCAAGTCTCTAGGATCTACACGATATATTCTGGGTGTAGGCATTACTCTCCACCTCCTGACATCATCTGTCTCATTTCAGATGGGCTTAAACTAGCAGCAGTATCATTGATAAATGCTGCAAAAGGGTTATCACTTGTTGGGTTTACTTTCAAAGTTTGTTGTGGTTTATTACCACCAGGCAAACCAAACATTTCGGCCATTCTATTACTCATTTGTGCTTTCATTCCAACACTATGTACATCCCCGCTATCAAATGATAATGATCGATTTTCATTTATTGGTTGTTGGTTTTGTGTAGCACTGTTACCACTTTTTAATTGTTCAAGCAACATTAAGCCAATTTCTTCACGAACGGCTTCACGTACTGCTTCTTTAATTAGTGTTTTAAATTGTTTTGCTTCCATAACAATAAATATTAAGCTTTAAGATTTCGTTGATCTATGATTAGTTTTAATTCTTCAATTAATATATCTGGGTCTAGAGTAAATGATCTCTGTGATTGTAACACTTCACTTTTATCTCTATTTAAAGCAACAGCATAACGGCGCTTATTACCAGCCACGACGAATTTTGGATCGTTTTCTTCTCTAATAGCAAATTTAAATCCTTTGTAGTCTGAATTGTCTATTACTCCTAAATTCCCTGATGGAGATAATGTTTGAAGAACTTTATCTAAATCTGTTCTATCAAATGCAGATAAATTTGAAGGACTATCAAAGAAACCATCAATTTCTTTAAGTCTTTCTTTTTGTTCTTCTAATTCTTCAATAATTCTATCTAATAATAATCTTATGATAGCAATAGCTGCTAATAATCCACCTACAATCTCAACAGCCAATTCATATTTTTTTCTAAATCGTTCTTTAGCTGGTGTAACAACGTCAGGTACAGGACCTGGAGGTGTTGGGATTGGTAAAATGATGTCGGCTAGTGCTATTATTATATCTAGTACTGATAATATAAGTGAAATTCTTTCTAAAATATTTCTTATAGATTTAATTTTAGCTTCATTTTCATTTATAACCCTAATAGCATTATTTCTTAATAAAGTAGCCTTTTTTACATCTTCTTTAGATTGAATATTATCTATAACTTCGTTAACGCTATCAACTAATTCTTCAATTTTTTTATTTCTTACTGATACTAATTGGCATACTATAGTTAGTGAAGCCATAATTAAAGGTACAGGATTCTTTTTAGCAGCTCTTGCTGCTCCTTTTAGTAAATCTTTTGCTATTCTGGCGTTTTTTCTTTTGGCTCTTTTTTCGCTTTTCTTTAATATACCTTTGATTTTTTCATCAGCTGCTTTTAATTTTTTTCTAATTGCTTCTTTGCTATTAGTAATTAATTTTTCATATTTTTCTGTTTTTTCAGTAATGAAATCTTGTAAATCTTTTTGTTCTCTATCAAAATTTCCCTGAAGTGTTTCTTTAATTCTATCTGCTTCTTCTCTAGTAATTGATTTTTGTTCAATACGTTTATCTAAATCAGCAAATTTACTAAATGTATCTTTTTTTAAAGTTTCAATTTTACTTTTAGCTTCTTCAATATCGTTTAAAGCAAGTTGAACAGGACCTGCTATTATTTGTTTTCCTTTATTTTTAGCTAGTTCTCCTACATTTACATTTTTAAGAGATTCTAATTTACTCTTAGCTGCTGATGCATTCGATGCTAATCCTGATATGTTGACTGTATTAGGCATTATTTTGCTACTCTTACTTTCTGTGATTTAATTTTTTGTAGTTTAGGAATTAAATTATCTACAGATTCTTTTAATCCTCTAGCAGCTGTATTAAGTTGAGTTATAGGACTACCCTTAGACCCATTCAATGCGGAAGAACATATAGCACTAAATGAAGATAAACTTGTAAGTAAAGAATTTAATAATTTAATGGTTTCGTTACCTAGTAATACTGGTTCCTCAGGGATTGAGCTTCCGTTCAGTCCCAATAAAATAGTAGGTGAATTAAGTACAGTTTTATCATCAGCATCTAAACTAATAGTATTTTTTGTATATAATTCAATATTATTTTGAGCAAACAATAATACATTTTCTTTTTTAGAGTTTATAACAACTCTATCAGATGTTAAAATTGCTTGGGAACCTTCTAAATATTCACTTGGTAAAGAAGTTGATGATAATGGATTTAAATTAGTTTTAACTACTTCTAAAGGGACCTTTTGAGTAGATGTTAAATATAAAGCAGAAGAATCTTCATTAATATTTTCAACATATAACCACTCACTATTAAATTTATGACCATTAGTTAATATAGTAATTGGATCTCCATTTCTTCCACTATTGCTCCAAAAATTTTCTCCAGTATTAATTTTATTTGTAGAACCAAATCTTAAAGTATTTCCAAATCTTCCTTCAAGTATATAATCTCCTTCAAACGGTAAAACTGATTGTATATTAGGGTTTTCATCAAATCCTAAACCTAAAGGAGATTCAGGATCAGCTGTTTGTGCATTTTGATGATTGTTACCCCATAAATTTATATTTGTGATATAATAGTATACTGGGGTTGCGTTTGATTTAGATGTTTGGGATTTTACTGAAGGTAAAGAAAATACTAAGATTAGTTCTCCTTTTAAAGGAAGATATTTTTGGTTTGGAAAAAGAGGCTTTGCAACAGAGTAATTTAATCTAGTTTTACTTGTTTGGTTTTCCTCATAGTTATCTGTATTTTTACTACTAATGTAAGGTCTAAATAAAACAGTACCTACACCACTCCATCCACCACACTCATCAAATATCTTTTTAGAAGGTGTTTTATCATCCATAACAGTAGCAAACACTTTCCCAACTTTAAACCTAAATGGTGGAGTTTGGGATAGTGGGGATGATTTTGTTAAGGATGATAAACCGAATTTAACTGGCATTCTCTAGTATTTTAGATGCGTCTACATCAATATTTTCTATTTGTTTGGTATCCTCACCCATACGTTTTACTTCAAGCAACAACTGCTCTTTTTCTTCATCTGTAATGAGTAAATCATTACTACCTGCTGCTGCGCTATTAGTCATGGCTCTTTGCACTACTGCCGCCATTCTTACTAAATGTTCATTATTTTTTACTTGAACATCAAGATATTCTTTGATAAGTGGTACAATCATCACAGCATCTGATGGAGATGTGATGAAGGGTTTTAAAGCCATAATCAACTCTTCAATTCTATCTTCAGTTTTCTTAGTTGTTTTGTATATATCTTGCAATAAATCCGAAAAGGTTTTTTTACCAAATATGACTTGGTTGAAATTTTCCATAATATTTATGTATTATTTACGTATAAATATGAAAAAAATTAAAGTTATATTTTGATATATCCATGCTCATAGAAATCATTATATAATTTAATACGAATCGCGTCTAATTTCTTGATAATTTTAGTTATTTGTGGAGTATCAACATCTGTAATTTCACGTATATAAATGTATAGTGCCTTTTTATTAAATATTTCTAAATTCTCACGTTTACGAAATAACTCAATAATAGCACCTGCCGTTTTAGTATCTTGAGATTTAGGAAATAATGTATAGATATGTTTATCTATGTAAGCAACATATTGATCTAAAAACTGATTAAGCTCATTCTTCTCTTCATCTGCTTCTATACTATTATCGACAAAAATATCATTTTCATCGTTTACTTCGTCCATATTTACTTTTTCTTGTAGTTTTTTATAATTATTCTGATTATAAACTATCAAGTAACGTTTAGCTATGGTACCGAAATATGAATAAGCTTTACCTTTATTTTGGTTATATAAATGGAGTTTTTCAAGAAGAAACGCTACTACCTCATGTTTTAATTCCTCAATAGTATCTGTGTCAGTATAGTAGAATTTAAACGTGTGGATAATATTCTCGGCTAATTTATAAAATCCATAAGCAATGCGTTCATTATAGATACGATTGCGAATGTCTTGATCGGTCTCAGCTAGATATTCTATAATAGCTTCTTCTGTATCTGATGTGAAATATACTCTTGGTTGTTTAGGTTTTCGTTTACGTACTCTTCCTTTTTTAGTTAGAGCGGGGCCTAACTCTTCGTCTAAGTATTTAGAGGCATCAAAATTACCCCCATCATAATATCCGTTATACATTTTTTTCTTCTTGTTTTGCTAGATTATTCATTAATGTGTCTCTCATACTTTTAATCTGCTCAAAAAAAGTTCCAATCTCATCATCGTTTTGGAAAGCACCTGAAGTATCTAGAGCCGTAATAGTTTCATCTATTTTAATAACACTTTTAGTTAATTTGCTGATTAATTCCTGTTGTTCGTCTGTAATGTCTTCAAGTTTTTCGTTTTTAGTTAATAAATTCCAAGTAGTAAAACTTAAAGTAACAATGATAACTGATAGAATTATTAATATTAATTCCATATTTTAAAGTTTTTTTAACACGTCTGCAAAACTACCCGCGTGTGGATTATCGGATATAAGTTTATTCTGTATATCCTTTTTAGAAGAACGTTTAAGTTTGTTTTGAGACTTATTTGGGGATTTAATATACTTATACAAAAAAGATATAAGTTGAGTGCGGCGGGGTTCTTCTATATTATTTTTTACACACTCAAGAATTTCCATCCAATTGTTATAGGTTTGATCAACCATTAATCTTCATTTTCAAGTGAAATCTGATAGCGAATTTCTTCAACTTGGTCTTTAAGTTGTTCGAAGTGTTGATCTGTAACTTGTCCTTCTCTAATTAATAAATTAAAGTTGTTAAGCATGATGTCTAGTTGTTCTACTTTCTGTAGTAATAAATCTTTGTATCTCATTTTTTAAAAATTTTTAACCTCAATATACGAACAGAAAATAACGAAGCCAAAGAAAGGGCAACTCTTTTTAGAGTTACCCTAATAATTATATGTTAATTGACTAATTAGATCTTAACGTCTGGAGTATTAGCACCCATACCAGCACCTGTGGCTCTATCCATAGCGCCACGGAATGATTGAGCTGCTAAATCCTCTAAAGTTTTTGGATCTGGAACTTCTTTACCAGCTGCCTTAAACTTAGCAATCAACTCTTTTTTAGCTTGTGCAATTCCTGCTCTAACAATACCATAAGCAGTACCAGCTAATGCTGCAAAGCCACCTATTGGTTCAATCAAATCCATAATAGCAGGGTCGATTTCGTTTAATTGCTCAGATTCGTCAATTTTTTCTTTTTTCTCTTCGCCTTTAACTTTTTTCTTTTCAGCTAAAATAGCGTGTAATTCTTGACGAACCATTTCTTTTAATTCGTCTTTAGTCATTTTTTTCTTATTTTCCATGTCGCTTAATTGATTTATTGCGGGTGATTGGTTTAAAATTGAATCTATTTTTTGTATTAAATTAGGATCGTCTGTATTTAACTCAAAATAGCTAATTACATCTTCCCCTTTTAATTCAGTTTTGTTTTTTAAATCATTTGAACTAATCTTTACTCCTAACTTTTCTAGTCGGTTTAGGAATGCTGCTTTGTCTTCAGATTTAATTTTATATATTGCCATTTGCTATCAATAAATATAAATAGGTTAAACAAAACGTAGCTCCTACCTAGTGGTTTTGGCTACTATTTTACTCCACCTATCCGTATATACTATAAATATGGCAAAAGTATGGAGGCGTGATAACGAGACAAACGATAATGTGCATAGAAATGAAACACATTAACCAACAACACTTGAAAAATAGTTTCAACAAATGCGTAAGAAAATTTCAAATAAAGTAAATAAATTAAGCAGTGGCCGACTAACCACATAAACGCAGTAAAAGCAATTTGTTTGTTATTCATTTGTTTTATATTTTTTACCCAATTTTTCAACTATAGCACGCGCACTATCAGTATCGATAGCGAATCCTTCGCGTCTATTATTAACACGTACGCCCATTAATTCAAGTTCCTCATGTATTTCACGTTCTAGAGCGCGACCATCTGAGCACTTATATGAAAATATTGGATCCCACGGCGTAATTACACCTGTAGCTCCATTAATTTGCTTAACTCTATCATACACAGTTGTAGTAGTATAACCAATTTTACATATACCTGGAACAGATGGATTAACTAGAATGTAGATATAGTGAGGGCGATTAGGACTATCATCCAGAACTGGATCAATAAATCGTTTACCATAGTAGGTAATTTCTTCCCATCCAGGTTCATCTGGGAGAGGAGTAAGAGTATAAGCTGTTATATGGCGCATACCGTGACGGCGAATATACTCGTGGTCAATTAAACGATACTGGGTGGATTCCTCCTGGGTAATAAGTTTCATTAATCGATGATTAAACTAAGTGAATCAATTTTTTCTGTGCGTGATGGATAAGTAAGGGAGTAGTTACCACATTCCCAAAAAACTTTAACGTATACTTTAATGGTATCGCCTTTATAACTAGATGGAATGGGACCTACCATTTGTTTAGTCCACATCATGTCTCCCTGGGGACGATATTCATCCATGCGAGGGTCATATTTTTTAAAGTATGTACCATAATCCTCAATTAGTGGAACCATAGTATTGGCAAACTGAGATAAGGTAACAGTTGTATTACCAACAGTCAATGGAGTGTTAAAATAAGGAGAGGAATATAGTGAGCGAAAAGGATTATATAATGGGATAGTGACAGTGAGAGTATCAAACAACCAGTAAGTGTCGGTGTCAAATCTACTTTCAATAACTGAAACACCATTATATAGATAACGTGGATTAGTAACGGGGGTTGCTTCGGCATACACGAATGTGTAATTAAACGCTTTAGTATTATCGAATTGATAATGATAGTAACCACGGGCGTCTCTTGGGGCTTTCATGGTTATTTTTGTTTGGCCTTCCAATCCGTTAGCAAATGGACTGGGGTATAATGGGTCTTTGCTGCAACCGAATAATGTTAGTACTGATAGTACTAGTATAAAATTTTTCATAACTTTTTGTTTGAATCAAATATAACGTATATACTTTGCCACTTGAAACTTGTTTCGTTCAAGATCTCTTTTTGGAATTTTGCAAAGTGGGATAAAAGGGGTATTTTCGAAAATTGTATATTTGTATATACCCATCGATGGTGGTTGGTAGTGTTTCTGTTGAGAATTACCCTCCTTTTTTTACGATGACCACATCCCGTCGATGGACCGTAATTGGCATGGGAGCACTCCGCTATTGTATCGCTATCGCCCCGCTATCGTCTGCCATCGACGCCCGAGGACCGGTCACCCGGTCACTCGGTCATGCGGGCACGCGGGCATTAAAGCGCCACGCTAGCTGGTACCGCAGGTATGAATTTCAATTTCTTACCGGCACCCAATTCATGTATTGTAAGTTCATCCACAAACGCACGATCATCTGAATCACCATCCTCAATATACTCCTCGAGGGCATCCTTCACCTCATCCCACTCGCCTTGGCATACGATGTCTTGATCTGCATCCATCACGATGTAATACTTTGCTTTTGGGGTTGCTGTCTTGGTTGTCTTACTTGCTGATTTCTTTGTAGCCATAATTTTAATTTTTATTATTTGTGTGATATGAATATACGTGTCCTGTCCTGCCCAGCCTAGAAGGTCTGTGGCTTGGGTTTACGCTTGAAGGCCCATGGTTTGATCTCAAACACCAGACACCCGAGGAATAGAGCGTACGTGTCATCTGTCTTACCTACACCCACTACTAATGCTTTAACTACGAATAGTTCAACGTAATTATTTCTAAATAATGTCTTCATATACTTTAATTTTTAATTGTGTGATGAATATACGTGTTGTGTTTTGCCCTAACTAATTGCTTCTACCTTACTAATACTATAATTATTAATCTTAATTGATCGTTTATTACCCGCTTTAATATTAGCTGTAGGTATTACTCTAATAAATTCAGCGTTTATCTCCTTCACCTGACCCACTACATCATACCAGTACTGGCTTCCACTACCTGATCCACCATTATGTTGGATATTGAAGTTGTATACTTGGTTTACTTTAACTTTTGATAATTGAGTGTTCATACTTATTAATTTTATACCATGAATATACGTGCATAGCCCTGACCAGCCTAAGACATCCAATCGATGTTTAGGTTATATAATAGGTCGAGTGCCGTTTCCTTACTCACCCATCCACTACCGTCTACATCCACTAGGTCACCTATATAGTACATGTCATCGTAGCACATCAGGTCATCTAGCTTGAGTAGGTTCTGGTGTTGCTCTATCACTTGGGCTTGACGCTCCATTTCTCTTAATTGCTTAGTTAACATACGTTTTAATTTTAATTGTGACGTAAATATACGTTGATTGCTCTGATCAGTAAAATGAATTCACTTTACCGCTGGGTGATATATTATATAATATACCCTTAGACCATACACTCACTGGTTTATTTATTCTGATTGCTTTATTGAGTGCTCTAGTGTACACGGTTTTATTTAAACCGTCAATTGTGGTTTTATTATTTACTTTCATAGCGTGAATATATGAACGGGGCCCTGCCCCGCCACATTACATTAACCCCTTCATCTTCAATATTGTGATCCTCAGTTGATTAATCTCATCATTACGCTCTTCCATCAGCATGAATAACATGAATATGATTGAAGCCATCATCACTACGAACCCACAGACGAACTCCATGTCGGTTTTAGCCCTAATGAACATTAAATACAGTGAAGTTAATCCTAATAATACACTTAAAATACCGTTAAATGCTTTCATATTGTTTAATTTTTAATTATA